GGAAACATTCACAGGGTCACTCCAGAGATGATTGAATCTGGAGTTTTCGTTGATGTTCTGGAGCCGAGGTTTCATATGCACGCCTTCCCAGATCAGGTTTTTTCTAGGTATGAAAGAGACATAAGCAACTATAAGAAAATAACGATCGTGAGAAATCCGTGGGACATGATTGTCTCTTTTTTCTGGTGGTCTTTTTATACTTCTCCGGCTGGCTATCTTGACTCTAGGGGTGTTGTCCACACAGATAATGTTGACATAGGGTTTAGCGTGTCAAGTCATCCAGAAGCTGCTCCGACACAGCTGGACGATGCAGAATCACTTAGGCGAAAGCTTGAAATATTTTGTCAGCTATCTGGCGATTTCAAAGGCCCGAGAGGAAAAGAGGCAAATCAAAATGTTCTTGACTGGTTTATTAAAACTAGTGAGAGATTTTATCAGATAGAGTACGACTTTATGCTAAGACAAGAAGAGCTTCAGTCCGATTATGATAAAATGTGTGAGAAGCTTAATATGCCTCAGTCAGTAATTCCAAGGCTCAAGTCGAATCAAAGAAAAGTAAAGATTCCCTATCAAGACTATTACAACAGCTGGACAAGAAATCTAGTTGATAAAAAGGTTGGAATGTGGTCTGAGAAGTTTGGATATGATTTTGATTAATCGGAGACTTCTTAATACTTATCACTAAGCCCGGTGCATGGTATAAGGCGGACCCCACACGTTAGCATCGGAAGCATGTGGACTTAACACTCACTAAAGGGAGAAAATTATGCCAACAATCACTATTGATGGTACAAAAGGGCTTGTTCAAAAGCCGGGAAATACAGATATCGTCTTAAAGGGCGATGGACACCTATCAGGACATAAGAGAGTAGTCGAGGCACTAAGTAGTGCTAAGACTCTAA